TGATAGGATCGGGAACAAGAACCGAAGGGTCACGCAAGAAGAAAAAGAAACAAGCTTTTCGAAGTTGGTTATATATCGAAGGAATTGAATTCGTCAAGTCGGACGTTGCGAAAACAGAGTTTCGAAGAAGGCGTTGTTGATTGATAACGCTTGCGCCGTTGATCCATTCGTCAACGTCAATCGTGAAGAAGAATTCGAATTCAATTGAAAAGTTGTTCGCGCCCGTTTCAATGAATGTGACGGCGAAGTTTTTGTTGTTGTTAGCATTTGCACCCGCCCCGATTAAGTTCATTGGCGCTGATCCGATCCCGGTGAAAAATTGGATATAATAAGCCACGGCCGGCGGTGAATCTATAATCGCCCCCGGATATTTAGAAGCGAAATCGCAAACGTCGGCGAACATTTCAGGATTGAACCACAATTCAAGACCATTCACAAGGCCCGTCGAATAAAAGAAATCGAATCGAATCTTCTTCTTTTCACCAATTGCGGCGCGATCAAAGCGACCGTCGGCGGCAAAGTCAGCACAAAGCCCCGGCGCCGGTGTCAAATATCCGTTTTCGGTTTCGAATACAACGTCAATACAATTGAAGCAATTCGAAGGAATGATCGAAGAACCTACAAATCGAAAGATCGTGTCAAGTTCGCAACCCGTGAAATTTACAGTACAATCAAGCGGCCCCGGTGTCGTTGGCGTCCAAGTGAATTCAACGTCGGAATTCGAACCGGCCGGAATGATCCACGGCGAAGACTGATTCAAAGTAACATCGGGACAAAGGTTGTTGATCAAAAGTTCGTGATCGCAAACGGTCGGATTGCTGAAGTTTCGCGTCACTTGACCCGTCCCACCTACCGGAACGACCCCGAAATCAATCGGGCCAACCGGCGGCGTCCAATACAAGACCGGGTTCACGTTTTCAAGTGTGATCGGATAAGTCCACGTCCCCGAATTCGGAACCCTGAACCAATCTAATTCAAGAACAAGGTTGTCTATTTGTCCGATATTGATCGGCGCGTTTATTTGAAAAACGATTTCAATCGTTGGATTGAAGGCGCTGATCGGGATTGTCATAGGCGGCCCCGTTGGGGTTGTGTACGGCACCCCGTCAATTGAAACGATCGAAGAAGTATTTCCGCCGACCGTGATCAATTCGATTCTTGAAATATTAGGGTTCGAAGGCGGCCCGCCGGGGTCCCTTGTCAAAGTACAAGTCAATTCACAACCGCAATCGTCAAAAACAAGGTTGTTCGTTGTAAGTGATAAAGGGCCGGAAAATATAAGTTGCGCCATAATGCAAAGTTAATTAAATTCAAGTTAAACAATCCCGGAAACTTTCGCGGTCCGTTGGTTAAAATTCCAAACAACTTCAAGCGGAATCCCGTTCACAATGTTTCCGCCCTTCATTAATTCAACCGACTTTTCAAGACTGAATTCGTTGTATTGGAAACAATCGAAAGCGAAAGCGAAGTTGAATTCAAAGTTTTGTTGACCCGGAAGACGCGGGTTCTTGATCGCGTGAAAATTCCCGTACAAGGTCCCGTCGATATTTGTTGAATATCCTGAAGAAATAACCCCTTCATTAAACCATAACGGCAAATTGAAGCGCTGATCTTGATCAATAACGTCAACATTAGATTCACCCGGAACAACTACCGGCGAACCCGTGTAGCTATCCGAATAGAAGTTTTCGGTCAAGTTATTGTCGTTCGGCGTTGAATCTTTCAACAAAAGAAGCTTCGGAAGATACGCCGTGTGTTGGCTCATTAGAAGGTATTTTTCGGATTCGCTGAAGGCCCCGGCAAAGATCGCGTTCACGGCACCCCCTAAGAAGTCAGCGAAGAAATCAAGAACGTCAAGTTCAACCCCGTCGGAACGGAAGCGCGCGGCCCCAACTTGAAGGATCGTCGTTGATTCGCCCGATTGCGAAGGGTCCGGCGGAACGTTCCAATCAATCAAATCGTTGTAACGGTTGAAGGCTTCGGCGCCTAAGTATTCTTGCGGGTCCTTTGCATATTCAAAGCGACCGAACGCGGGTCTTTCGTCGTCGATCCAATTGAAGCAAACTTCGCTATCAATTAGAAGCCCTTGATTGTCAAGTTCAACGGTATTGATCCAAACCGGCCCGGCGCTGAAGAAGTCTTCACGTTCGAAGATCAAAGTGTTTCCGACGATTCTCCAATCACCGTTAAAAGTCGGATTCAAGATTTCGTTCAAGAATTGTTCAAGCGTGTACAAAGGAACGTTTTTCCCGATCAAAGAAAAATTCGTCGTATCGGGCGCGCGGCCCTTTTGAACTTCAGCGGAAAAAAAAGCGACGTTGTAATAAATCGAAGAAGGATCGTTCAAAATAGACGATTGAAATTGAAGACCGCACTTGTCACAAACGTTCTTGATATATTCCCGCGAATACGGTGACGGGTGAACGCGCCCGCATTGAATCAATAGGTTTTGTAAATTGTCATAAACTTCAAGAATTTCGTTGATCACGTTCACGGGGTTCGTGAAGCCGCCCGTACAATCCGGCGGGTCGACGCCCGGAATGATTAATAAAATCAAAGCGATCACAAGACAGATCGCGAAAACGATCGAAAAGATCACGAAAATCACGGCAATTAAAGGGATCAAGATCGCAATCAAGATCAAGTCAAGAACGAAATAGATGAAGATTAAAGCGATTTGAATGAAGGCCGGGCGCGGTTCTACGCAATAACGAACGGCCGGGTGTGCGCGGTTCGTTGCGAAACCGTTGTGATCGTCATAAATCAAAGTAGACTTCACGCAATTAAGCGCTTCGGGTTCTTCTGTTAGGTTAGCCGAAACGAAACAACCCGGTTCGCACCAATCAATCGAATCGCCACGGATCACCCCAACGAAGACGGGATCACCCCCGCAACAATCGTCAAAGACCCGAACTTCAACCGTGTTGAAGAACCCGTTCGCCGGATCAATCAATTCAGTCTTGATAATATCGAAGCCGTCGTCATAGAAGGTCAATTCACTTGAAAACCTTTTCAAGACAGTCTTTTCAACCCGATCAAGTGATTCGGTGATTTCGAAGTTTTCGGTTCCGTCAATTCGGCCGTTGATCAATTGACCGTTCAATTCTATTTTCAAACTCATTTCTTCGCCTTGCTTTTGATTCTGTTTTCTTTGAAGTCCATTCGCGAAACGATCCCGCGAATTCCTTTTTCGTCGATATGTAAGGAAAGGCGATCTTGTTTCTTGATAGCCTTTTCGATTCGTTCAAGCTTTTGATCGAAGCCGAAGTTGTTCACAATTACGGCTTGTTCGCCGATTCCTTCCATTAAGAACGGGTTTCGGCCCTTGTGAATAGCTTCAAAAAGGGGTCTATATTTCGCGGTCTTTTCCTTCGTGAAGACGAATTCGCCTTTGTGGACCGTTCCCGCCGGGTCGTATTTTCCACCGTCCCCAGTATATCCACCTTCAGCGAATCCACCGGCCGCCGCTTGTGCTTGTGCTTTAGCCGCTACAAGACCGGCCGCAAGTGCGATCAAGGTCGCCGCAATTGTGAACGGTGCCGCCGCCCCACCTTCGGCCGCCGCTTTCGATACGGCAACGACTGAATTGATCACAAGTTCGGTCGCGGCAAGTGCTTGTTGTGCTTGAACGAACTTTTGTCTTTGCTTGTTCAATTCTTCAAGACGCTTTTCTTCGGCCTGAAGAAGTTCGGCGTTCCCTTTGTCCGCTAATTCTTTAGCACGTTCAACGCGTCTTTCTTGTGCGCTGATCGCGTTTTCTGTTTGTTGAATTTGTAAATCAATCAACTTGTTCGCAAGTTCAACGGAAGCGGAAAGAATTTCTTCAATCCCTTCAAGAACGGCTTCTTTGCGTTCTTGTTCCTTCTTTTCGGTGTCGTCGGTCAATTCAAGATTGAAGTCTTTGACGCGGTCGGTGAATTCATTTCGAAGCTTCAGAATTTCAAGATCGGCTTCTTTGTTGATCAAGATTCTTTCTTCGGCGGTCAATTCTTCCGATTGAAGTTCAAATTCACGGCGGCGATTGATCGCTTCGATTTGAATTTCAAGTTGACGATCGAAAATTCGTCTTTGTGCTTCGGCGTTCAAATTGATTTCGTCTTGAATCCTTTCTTCTTCGGCGCGTGTCTTTGCGCGTATGAATTCGCGTTCAAGTTCCCTTCTTCGGTCCGTCAATCGCTTCAAGTCTTTTTCTTCACGAACAAGACGTTCGTCGGAATTCACGTCTTCAATTTCTTGAAGTGTTTGTTGACGTTTCCTTTCGGCTTCTTCGCGAATCTTCGTCAAGTCGTCTTGAAGCTTTTCTTCAATTTGCTTCAGCTTTTCGGCGCGTATAAGCGCAAAGATCGCGGCCGTTTGTTCGTTCAATTGACCGGCCTTTCTTGCGTCCGCTTCACGGTCGTCAAGTGCCGCGTTCAAAATTTCTTTTTGTTTTGTCGCCGCTTGTCGAAGCTTGTCTTCTTCTTGTTCTAAATTGTCGGGATCAATGAAAGAAACCCGTTGCGTTTCAGTTTGTTCAACCGTCTTTCGAAGTTCACGTTGAAGATCAAGAAGGATCGATTTCACCTTGTTCGCTGATCCTGAAGCGCCCCCGGTGAACCCGTCGAAGTCGAAGTCGGTGAAGGCCCCTTCAAGCGCCTTGATCGCTTCGTTCACGCCGTCATAACGTGCGATAATAGTTTCAAAGTCTTCGATTCGTATCGTTTCAAATATTTCTTCACCGTCCTTGAAAGTACCGGTCGGAATTCTTATCGTCTTCGCGGCGTCTTCGACCCTTGCAAGTTCATCTTTCTTGAATTCGGTGTATTGGGCGTTGTTGGCTTTGTTTACGTCCTTCCAAAATTTCGCTTGTGTCTTCAAGGTGTTATCAAGTGAAACCCTAAATTGTGCGCGTTGTTCGTCGTTTAATTCCCTGAATTGTTCAAGTTGTTCACGCGTCACGTCGGACCCTGAAAATTCAAGCCCCTGAATTGTCAATCGTTCACCCGAAAAGATTCGGTCAAGTTCCTGATCGGTTGCCTTTAATAACGTGTCAAGTTCAAACACAACGGCCGCCGCTGTTTGATTTCCAAGACCCCCGAAGCGCTTTCCGATCGATTCACCAAGGAAAGACCCGATTCGGCCTTCGATTTGTTGTTCAAGAAGAATTTGTTGTTCGATCAAACGCGTCAATTCCTTTTGTTTAGCTTCAAGAAGAATCCTTTCTTTCAGTCGTGCAACAAATGAAGCATAGGCCCGATCGAGTTGTTCGACGAATTCTTTTTCTGTCTTCAGGTTCTTCAAGGTCAATCCGTAGGTTGAATTGATTGAATCGATCAACTTCTTTCTTTCCTTTGAATTCTTGTTCGTGTTTTTTAGTTCTTCGATCAAGCCTTTCAATTGGGCGCTTTCTTCGGCGACCTTCTTCGTCGTTTCTTCGTTTACTGTATTTAGTGACTTTTTAGCGCTTTCGAATTCGATTGTTTCGTCGGTAACGTCCGCGACGTCGTCGGCGGCTGAAGCGGCCGAATCACCAAAGTCAAGGAAAAGACCCGCGACAAGTGAAAGCCCGGATATAAGAAGCCCGATCGGGTTAGATCGAATCGCAATATTAAGAAGCTGAATCGCCTTTCTTCCTGATATAGTCGCCAACGTTGCCGCCTTTTGTGCTAACGTTTGACGACGGTTCGCAAGCGTCAAAGCCGCGGTTGCCGTTGTTCGTGCGCGTGTAATTATAGAAGCGGCACGATTGACAACGTTCGAAGCCGCGGTTGAAATTCGCCCGGCAATTTCGACTTGTTGTTTTCGGGTCAAGGCCCCAACAAGAAGACCGAGGGCCGAAGTAAAGACAACAACCGAACCGCGATTTTCGTCAAGGAAGGTCCCGAAGTTTGAAAAGGTGTTGATCAAGGAACGGGCCGCGTTGACAAGCGTTTCAAAGATCGGAAGAAGGGCTTCACCGATTTCGCGCTTCAGCTTTCCGAATTCACCTTGAAGGGTTGAAATTCGCCCGGCCGTTGATTCTGAAAGGTTTTGCGTAAGGTTGAAGAACTTTCCGCCTTCACCCGTAAGATCGCCGAAAGCTTGTTCAAGGTTCGCGAACGTGATTTTTCCTTCTGATCCTAATTTCTTGACTTCGCCTTCAGTCACCCCGAATTGTTTCGCGAATTCCTGAATCACGGGAATTCCCGCTTCGGTAAGCTGATTAATATCTTCAGCGAAAAGGGTTCCTTGAACCTTCGCTTTTCCAAAGATAACGGCTAATTCATTGAAGTCTTTTCCGGTCCCGGCTGAAAGGTCGCCGATTCGTTGAAGGGAAGTTTCAAGGTTTTCAACTTCAACCCCAAAAGCAAGAAGGGCTTTCCCGGCCGTTTGTACTTGTTCCGGGGTGAACGGTGTCGAAACGCTGAATTCTTCAAGGTCGGCTAAGACCTTTTGCGCTTCTTCGGCTGATCCTAAAAACGTCGTAAATGATATTTCAAGGGCTTCGAAATCGGCCGCGGCTTGAATCGCTGAATTTCCGAATTGAAGAAGTTCACGCCCGACGGCAAGACCCCCCAACGCGACCCCGACTTTTCGGATCGTCCCGGCTAAACCGTTGAACGATTTGTCGACTTGTTCGGTATTTTGATTGATTCCCGCAAGTTGTTTCTTGACGTCGTCAAGGTCCTTTCGAAGTTTTCCCGTTTCGGCTTGAAGCCTGAAGATCACGTTTTTAACTGCCATTTGTCACCGTTTAAGTTGTGGACGAGGAACGCCGGGCCGAAGACGACCGCGCAACGTTCCCGCCGCTTCCGTTTGTGCTTTTTTCAATTGCCTCGTTCTTTTCTTGTAAGATTCGAAGCCAAGTGTCAACCGTTGAATAATAGCCTTCGACGGTCAAGTTTTCAAGGTGTTCGACTTCCGACGGTTGTGAATTGCAAATCATTTGATTCAGATAGTTTATATCTTCGATGTAACGGCCGACGACTTCACCGACAAAAATCGGCTTAATCTTTCGGCGTGTTCCTTCGTCGCCGTCAAATACTTTTCGAAATCTTTGCCGGACAGTTGAGAATAATTCGTTATGATAAGATAAGCCCTTGACAAAAAAAAAGCGCGGGCCGCTGAATCATTCTTCAAAAGTTCCTTCTTCTTTTGTGTCCACATTTCCGAAACGTCGTCGGCGGGTTCACCCGGCAAAAGGAAATAAATTGAAGCGAATTCGATCAAGGTTTCTTCTTCGCCTATAAAGTCAAGACGAAATTCAATTTCCGAAACGATCGCGAACAAGTCAACGATCTTCCCGTTTTCGGCGTGATCTTTCATTCGTCCGATCAATTCCTTCAACTTCGTCTTCGTCAAGTTCATATCGGCGAAACGTGTCGCGACTTCGGCGGCAATTGCGCGCTTTGCCGGAACGTTCATCTTTTCGGCGAATTCGAACCAATCCCGGCCGTCTTTGTCCGTGTAAATTTTAAGAAGTTCGTGTTTCGATTCGGGTTTCAATTTGCCTTTCTTTCGTTTTAATAGATTCATTGTTCGTGATTTTGTTCTTTGTGTTTCAGGTTCAAAGATACAAAAAAGAAGATCAACGGAATCGAATAAAATCGTTGTGGAAGGTCCAAACGTAATATCGGAAACAATCAAGAAGGTGACTTTTGCGGGCGTCCTTTGTCTTGTTTATATCGCCCGTTTCGGTAGCTTCGACGGTTTCAAGGTCTTCGATTAAGTAGTGACAAGAAGAATCGACTTTGAAATCGGGGTGATTCGCAAGAATAGCGTTGCAAAGAACGCGCGAATTCTTGATCGAAGGGTTCACCGAAGGAACCTTGAATTGATTGTTTGAAAGATCAAGTTCTTGTTTGATTATTTGATAGTAATTAAGGGCGCCACGGGTCACGGCGTTTCGATTCGAACCGGAAGCGTCACCCGTTACAACGAAATAAGCGTCACCTAATTCAACCCGGATCGCTTCACAAAGTTCGTAAATATCCGAATTTCGAAGCCTGAATTCCTTCAACAATCGGGAACGTTTGACGCCTTTTTCTTCCCACGTTTGACCCGCGACGCAAGTGATCGGATCGACGTTGAAATCAAACGAAAGATTGATCGCTTCGGACCAATCAACGCGAAGACCCTTTTCAACGGTTTTCCTTTTGTCGAACGCATATAAGAAAGGACGATCAACGTCGACGACGTCCCAATCACCTTCGACGAAAACGGCGCGCGTGATTTCGTCAAGGTTTTCAAGCCCTTCAAGATAGTCTTCAGGGAGTGAAGGGTTATCGGCCATTGTTGCGCGTAAATAGAAGTAATCGGGTGAAAGAACGCCGTCTTTCGCGGCTTCGTGAAACTTCTTCTTCGTCCAATTGTTCGAAGGGTTGCAAGTGATCAAAATGATCGGTTTCGGTTGTTCTTCAAGTCCCGGTATAATGTTACGACCGGCGCGAAGTTGGCACTTGTTGAAGGTCTTTTCTTGTATTTCTTGACCTTCTTCAATCAAGAACCCGTTCGTTTCAAGACCGTCGAACCGGGTCAAGTTCTTGTCTTGATGATAGTTTTCAGGAAAGAAGATCAATTGACTTCCGTTCGTGAAGGTGACAATTTGATCGGTTTGATTGTAAGACTTGATGAAGTGCTTCGGGCAAAGCTTGTGAAAGGAAGGGATCGACGTTCTTTTCAGGGTCGGCAAAGATTCCCGGACAACGTGCCAACGGGACCCCGGAAACAACTTCGCAAGGACGATCAAGATCGCCATTGAAACAAAGGTCTTCCCACCACCGGCGGCGCCCCCGTACATTAAAGCCCGGTGTTTGTTAGAGAAGACCGCCCGAATGAATTCGGCTTGTTTCGGGTGGGGGGTGAATAATACGCTTAAAGAAGATTGATCACCCACGCGGCAAGGTTCCAAAGGTTCACGACAATTAGTTCAATGATCCAACCGACAAGCCAAATCAAGCCGGAAAGGAAGACAACAACAAGGAAGAACGCAATCTTTCGCGTCGTCTTGTTGCTTGATCGAAGAAACTTCCGAAGAAGTCCGGGGTTGTGTTGTTCGAATTCGTGTTTTCTTCTGTTCATTTTATGACTGTTTTGATTTCCATTGTTTGAAGTCGGCGTTCGTCCGATACGATAAAGCGGGCAAAAGAAAGAAGGTCCGCTTTCGAATAATAGCTTTTTTTGCTCATTGAATTTGATTTTGTGAGGGCTAAAAATATACATATATATATTAATTCGCAAAGCCTGAAACGCTAACTTATTGAGAATCAAAGGGTTCATTTTTCAATTAAAATTTAATCGTTCGCCCTTCAATGATGAAAACTTGTTCACCTTCTTCGCCCCCGCCGAAGCCGTCGTTGTCCCACGTTTCAGGGTCAAGCGCTTTGAGCGCGAAGATAACGGCCGTAACATTCGGCGCGAAGTGTTTCGTCTTCTTGATTGTCGTTCGTTGGATCACGGCGCCCGAAATATTCTTCACTTCCTTCGTTTCGGATTCTTCAACGCTGAAGCCCGTGATCAACTTTTCAAGGCTTGTGACGGCCTTCTTCTTCAAGTCTTCTTTCGTCGCCTTTGCGTTGTCGTCCTTTGCCTTTTTAAAAGCTTCTGAAATATCGGAAATCGATTCGGACCAATTATGAAGGGTTCGCGCGGTGATCCCTTGCTTCCCGCAACAACTTTCAAGCGTGAATTCGCCGGTTGCATAATCTTTGAAGATCGCCTTCGCAATCCTGATCTTGTCGGCTTTTGTTCGCCGCGTCGTTTTCTTTTTGGGGGTTGTTTTCTTTGTCATTCGTCTTTGATCTTATCGGGCGCGAATTCGCCCCGGTTTTACAAAGATAGTGATTTTCAACGTCGAATTATATTCCCGACCTTCTTCAATACGACGACTTCAAGAAGCTGAAGTTCTTGTTCTTTGCCGTTGGTGAAATTCTTCAGAAGACGCCGGTCTTCGAAATTGACCCTTGAAAGGGAAGTTCGAACGGGCTTGTTCCATTGTCGGGAAAAGACGACGGAATTCACAAGAACGATCTTCCCTTTTGTTGTCTTCGCGGTTATATTCGAAAGCGTGATTTCGCCTTCGTTGATCTTCACGGGGTTTCCGTTTGTGTCGGTGATCTTCATTTTCAACAACCTTGTTCGGGGTTTACAATTTGCGGCTTCAGGTGATAACCGAACGAACCGGGACAATCCCGGCGGAATTTGATTCGTTCGCGAATTGGGGCGTTCCAATAGTCAAGGCCGCGCCACGGGTGAAGGTTTCGCGTTTTCACGCTTTTCGTCACCTTTCGGACCCGTCCGCGTTTGATTATCTTCGGCGGGTCGTGTCCTTCTTCCGGGTTGCAAGTTGCAAGCGATTTCGCGAATTTCATTTCTTCTTGTTCTTCAGGTTTTAGAGAATGAAGAAGACGAAGGTTTTCGCGTGCGGTCATTGGTTCTTTCAACAAGTATCGCTTCAGGATCGGCGCGTTTTTGTGTCGTGCGGTGTTTTTCATTTCTTTGATTTTGTGATAAGTTGAACATTTGAAGGAAGGATCACTTCAACGACGGCTTCTTTTGACGTGTCGCGAACGATCTTTTCGATTGCGGCCTTCAACCCTTCTTCGTGCGGGTGCTTTGTGTAGAAAGCCGCGATTCGGTCAATTTCCTTCTTGATTGGGTCCATTAGTCCCGGAATTTTGTTTTCGGTTTTGAAGCCGCGTTCTTGCGTGCGATCGCGTTCGCGTCGGCTTGTGATTTGATCTTTCTTGCGATCTTTCGCGCTTCAGGTCCGGGACGAAGTGAACCGTCGGGACGATAGAAGACTTGTGTCAATAGTGCTTCAACTTGTTTGACTTCCTTCTTATTCTTTACATCGAAGTAAAAGTTGAATTTTTGACGGCACGCGATTTGAAGTTCAACAAGATATTCAATTCGTTCTTGTGTCGTGATCGTCCACGTCCAAAATTTAAGGCGCTTGAAGAAGCGCTTGATCTTTTGCCAAAAGGCGGAAAGATTTTGTTTCATTGTTTTTTATTTAGGGGGTGTTAAAAGTTCGTAAATTGGAAGCATAGAGAAGACAACAAAACCTTCTTGAACGCCGAACGACCCGCCTTTGAAAACGTAAATGATCAAGCGGTTCAATTCGCGGCCGGTGAATTCTTCGGTCTTCGGGTTCCATTCCTTCAAGGTGACTTCGTCGCCCGGCTGAAAGTCGCGGTCGTTCTTTCTGACTTCGAAAGACTTTTCACCACGCGCCACGGCGTCGAAGAAGATCGGCCAAATTTTAAGAACGTGCGCTTTCATCTTCGAAAAGTTTTCCTTGTCGGGTGTTTGTTTCAAGAATAAAAAGATCACGTTCGCCGGCGCGTTTAGAATGACGAACGGCGTTTTCGCGTTCTTGCATTGATTCAATCCACGAACGCAATTCTTCGGGGTCTTCTGTTAACCAATATCCGGAATGGCTGGCGATCAATCCGATCAACATTCCATTCAAGCGAATGAATTGAATCACTTTCCGAAGGCGGGGGCCGCTGATCGGTTCAAAGTGTTCTTTTTCAAGCCATTGTCGAAGGTCGTGATTTTTGAAGGTGTTCTTTTTGCCCGGCTTTTCGCGGAACAATTGACAGAGAAGGACGGCGATTCTTTTTTCGTCGTCGTTTAATTCGTGCGTTAATTCTTCGAAGTTTTTCATTCTAAAGGGGTTTTGTTTTGATTCGTTAGTAAATATACTAAAAAGAAAAGAACGGCCCGGAAATCAAAGATTTGACCCCGGAAACGCCTTTTCAAGTTGTTTTTTTTCAAGGGTAAAAGCGCGAAGATCGTTTTTTTCAATCTTCAGCACTTCAGAAGGAAGAAGGAAAGTCAAAATTTCAGCGCGTGAAGCGAACTTCAAGAACTGCTTTCCGGTTTTTCGGTTAATGAATACAAGAAACCGTTCGCCGAAAAGGGCCTTTTGAATTTCTACGTTTAGGGTTGAAGCTTTCTTTTTCATTCTTCCTTGTTTAGCGCGTCGATCTTTTCTTGAATCAAGTTCCGGTTGTTAACATAACGGCGTTTAACATTTTCAAGAACGTCGATTTGACCTTGAACGGTGTCGATCGAATTCTTCACTTGCGTCAATGATCTTTGAAGTTGCGCGTGTTTTCTGACTTTGTCTTTCGGTATTCGTCCCACGGGTTCAAATTTAACGATTGATTGTTGTCGTTATTCCGCGGCGACCTTTCAAGATTCCTTCGTCGAATTTTCGAAGTTGCCATTCAATCGCGTCGGTGATCCCGCAAAAGTTGAAAATCTTTGCAAGAAGCCAAAGGGCGAACCCGGTCACAATTAGAAGAATGAAGAAAGGGATTGTCAAGATTAAAGACGGGACAAGTCCAAATTTGCCGCGCGTTGATAGTTCTTTTTTTTGTTTCATTGTTTCAAGTATTAAAGGGACCCCCGAAGGGGTCCGGGGTTTAAATTATGATTGAATAAATCTTTTCACGATCACTTTTTCGGTCATTCGCTGAAAGCGTTCGATCGCGTTGATCAATCCTTCAGCATAGCAAAAATAGAAATTCGGGTGATCTTCAGGGTTCGACCCTTCCGGGAAGCCTTTTGAATCTTTGATTTTGTTCTTTGCTTGTCGCTTCACGACGCGAAGAATCATTCTTTCGGCTTCAAGTGTGAACTTCAGAAGATCAAAGACGAACGGCAAAACTTGCGAAAAGCTTTCAAGGTTATTTTCTTTGATTGTCTGAAGAAGTTCAAGTTGTTCGGCGTTGTTCTTGTGAATTCCTTTAAGGTGGCAAGACGTCGAAACGCTTAATTGTTGACGAAGGTCTTCGAAAAGGTCGTCAAAAGAAAGATATTCGTTTTCGATTGTTGGGGTTGTGTTTTGCGTTTTCATTTTGATTCAGAGTATTAAAGGCCCCCGAAGGGGCCGTTTGTTTCTATTGATTAAAAGTGAATTTCTTCGTTTTTCCAAGCGTCAATAACGTCTTGAATCGACTTGACAGGTTGATAACCGTTTTCGAATTGATCCCAATTCAAAAAAGCGTTTTTTCCGATTCGATAAGTTCTTTCGATTTGACAAGAACGATCAAAAACAACACAAGCTTTTTTTGCTAAAATATTTGTTGTGTAGATTTCAATTTCGTTCCCTCTTGAAGTTGTAAACTTTGCTAAAGTCGTTGTTCCTTGATCTAAATTCATGTTTTTTGTGTTTTGATTCATTGGTAAAACTACAAAATCACCTTCGAACCTGCAAGACTTTTCGAAACTTTATTTTCAACAATCAATTGTTAAAAGGGCAAATCATCGCCGTCACTTGAATTCCTTTGACCGTCCGGCGGGCCTTGCGTGTTGTTTTTAGCCGATCCCAAAAATTCGAATTCGTCGACAATCGTTTCGGTCGAATATCGGGTTTCGCCTTCCTTGTTTTGATAAGTTGAGGTTTGAACGCGTCCGACGACGGCGATCTTGTCACCTTTCTTCAAATACTGATCAAGAACTTCGGCACGCTTCCCGAAGGCAACGCAACGAATCCAATCGGTTTCAACGATCTTTTCGCCGTTTTCGTCCTTTCGTGTACGGTTGCAAGCTACATTGAAGCGGGCGATCGTTGTTCCGGCTTCAGTTTTGATTGTTTCAGGGTCCGCCCCCGCGTTCCCGGTTAAAAAGTGCTTATTCATTTATTTTATTTTTAAGGGTTTCAAAGTGAAAAGTTTTTGTTTCGAATTCAATCGAATCGACTTCAGCTTGTGAAGGCGCTATTTTGAACGCCGGATCAACCTTCTTCTTTTCCGGGGCGTTGTGAAGTGCCACGAAGAAAAAGGCGATCAATAGGGCGACGCCGGAAAAAAGGCCGTAAACGTTCGCGGCTTGATCCTGATCTTCGGGGTTGTTTTTCTTTTCTTGCATTTATTCGACTTTTATCTTTTGACCGTCAAGGCCAACGACTGAAGATTCTTTTTGCGCGACCTTGTTCAATATTAACCATTCTTCAAAAGTTGGGGGTTCTTGCTTGTCTTCTTCCTTGATTTCTTCTTCTTTGATCTTTTGTTCTTGAAGGACCGTGAAAACGTCAACAAATCGATTGTATTCGTTACGAAGAAGGAACGACAAAGCGGCGTTCGCGTTGATTTTAAAGTTCATAATTTTGATTAATTGGGGTTATATAAGAAAAGACCGCCTTCGCTTTCCACGGGGCGAACCTTTACGTTTTTCAATCGGTAGAAGCTTAAAAAGATCGCTTCGGCTTCGGCTTGTGTCTTCGCTAAAACTTCGACGTCGAACCAAACGGGAAGACCGCAAGGGGTGAACTTAGTGATTGCGCCGAAGTTTTGCACTTGATTTGAATTTTTACAAAGATACATTTTCCCACGTTTTACAGTTTTCAAAATATCTTTCAACGCTGATCTTGAAGCAATTATCAAGAAGAATCGCTTCTTCAGCTTTGCCCGAATTTTCAGGGTCCCGAAGAAGCTTTCGAAGTTCGATTTCTTCCTTGTTAACTGAAAAGAGGTGTTTCGCGTGATAAACGTCGCCGGCCGTTCGCTTTTGCGCGTCCTTTTTGATTTCTTCTTTCGTTTCGTCGGAAAGATCAAGAACGCCTTTTTTCTTCAAGAAGTTGAAGACGTACTTCACCGGGGTCGAACCGAAGTCAAGTCTTTTCGTTTCCTTGAACATTTCGAAAGCGGGCTTGATCACCACGTCAACGAATTCTTTTTCGACCTTCTTTTTGAATTCGGGATCGTTGGCGCGTTGTTCGTCTTCTTCCTGAAGGCGTGTTCGTTCTTGTTCGCGCGCGACTTCGTCCGCGATCTTCTTTCGGTGTTCAATGTACTTATTGAAAACGGTCGTCAAGTAGACCGGCGAAAACTTCCCGAAGTGCTTCAAATCAACTTCGAATTCACCTTTGACGGCTAATTCAAAAGCGATCTTGATTTCGTTCGGCGTGTAGTTCGCAAGATTCGACTTGATAAAATCAAGAAGAACGGCTTTTTCGACTTCGTCCGGTATTTGTTCGGGCCTTAAACCGATAAGAACAAAGCAATATCGAAGCGCTTGTTTGATCGGTTCATCTTCTTGAACGTGCCTGATCTTGATTTCGTTCTTGATTTCTTCCCGGATCGCGGCACCTTTAGAAATTCGAAAGGGCTTCGCCGGTAGACGGTTTTGATCCGCCTTGTTTGGTAGATTGTTTTGATTCATTTTGTCTACGTTTTAACCAATTATTCACGGTTAAATATACCGACGAATAGTTTGTTGTTAGTTTTTTAAAGTTTTCCATTTGATCCAAGATTTCGAAAACGGCGCGCGGGTCGTAATTTGCCGCGAGTTTTTCACATTCTTCAAGGGTCAATTGTTTCTTCAAGGTCCCGACGCGTTCACAAGATTCGGAAACGTATAAAGCGAAAGCGTGATCAACCTTTTCAATCTTCTTGATTTCCTTCTTTTTATCTTTCTTTTTCTTATTATCTGAAGAAGAAGAAGAAGAAGAAGAAGAAGGGGTTGTCTTTTGCTTGTCCTTTTGGTTATCCAAACTATCAAGCAAATCTTCACCGTCTTTCTTCAAGTTAGGGTTTCCGCCTTTCTTCCCGGCGTCCCGTCTTATCTGTGAAAGACGCGCGTCTTCGACCATTCTTTTTGAATAATAACGACCCGATTCGTCTTGTTTTAAGATTCCTAAATTCGTCAATTCATTGAACACTTTTTCGAACTTTTTCGGCGTCAATCCAGCAAGCTTTCGAATTCCGTTCTTGTCTAAAACTTGACCGGCAACGATAAGAAAACCGGGTTCGGGTGACAAGAAAGCTTGCTGGATTGACGCCGAAAAAGTTCGAAAAAGTGTTCAATGAATTGACGAATTTAGGAATCTTAAAACAAGACG